ACGGCGCCGACCACCAGATTAAACGAGGCGACCAGCACCTTCATGACTTGATTGAGGAGACCACCTTCGCGGATCGAGTTGTTCATCCCCTCCACGAATTTGGTGAGCCCGCTGACAATCGAGTCGATGGCAGGCTTGAAGAGCTCGAAGATCGAGATGCCGAGGCCGCTCACCGCCTCGCCAAACCCAGAAATGCCGATGGCGGTGCGCTCCATCCCCTCGGCCATCGGGCCGCTGATCCGCGTCCCGGCGGCCTCGGCCGCGTCCATGAACTCTTTGAGGCCCTTCGACCCCTGATCCAGGATGGGGATCATCTTGGCGCCGCCGCGCCCCAGCAGCTCCATCGCGACGGCGGTCTTCTCGGGACCATCGGCCGAGCGCTGGAAGGCGTCGGCGATCTTGTAGAGCATCTCCTCGGGCGAGAGATCCTTGAGATCGCCGACGGAGATGCCGAGCGCCTTGAACGCCGCAGCCTGCTTGCCGGTGCCATCGCCGGCCTGCACCATGCTGCGCTCTAGCCGCGTCATCATGGTGCCGGCGTCTTCGATCGTCATTCCCATCGCGTTGGCGGCGTAGCCGAGGGCGCTGATCTCCCCGGTGGACATCCCCAGTTCCTGCGAGAGGTGCAGTACCTGGGCGCCGGCCTCGGCGACCGAATGAACCCACTCGGCGATCTTCTCGACCGCGAAGGCGGCGGCGGCAATCTCCACGATCTCGCCGAGCCCGGCCTTGAGGCCGGTGATCGGCGCGAGGAAGCCCTTGAGGCTCTCCGCCATCCCGCCAAGCGGGTTGCTGGTGTGCTCCGAATTGAGAGCGCTGAGTTCCTTCCTGAGCCGCGCGACGTCCCCTTGGGCCTTCGCCGCCGCCTGGGCAGCGGCGGCGAGTTCGCTCTTCAGATTGTCGTTGGCCGCCGATCCGGCCTCGCGCATCGCCTGCGCGGCGGTGCGGAGCTCGCCACCGAAGACGCGGACATTCTCCTTCGCCACCGCAAGCTGCGCGATGAGATCGCTCGCCTGCGCGGTGATGTTGACGGAGATATTGGACTCACCCATAGGCCCTCCGTCACGCTGCGCCTGGAAACGGGCCGACGCCGGGAAGATTGGCGCCGGTCAGCGACGAGCCGACGGCGCCAGCGAGCGAGATCGCGCCGCCCATCGCCTCGTACATCTGCTTGACGTTCATGACGCCGGCGCCCCACCGCGCCTCAAGCGAGGCACGGTGTTCGTCCGCGGACATGGGCGCCGCGTCTGGGCGCCAGGTCGTGTAGACCTGCGCCAGCATTGCGAAAAGCTCGTGGAGAGGCGGGTTCGCGCGCCAATAGTCGAAGATCTCTGCGACCTGCGGGAGCGTCAGGCCATCGACCTCGGCGGGGGTGTAGTGGCAGGCCGTAATCAGGCGGCCGTAGATGATCCCCCATTCGATGATGCCCCCGCCTTGGCTTCCCCCGGTTTGGCTTGAACCAGACCGGAGTGGCGGAGGATCGCGAGCGAGGCCGCGTTCATCTCGGGCAACGTGATCTCGAGCCCGAGCAACGTCTCGCGCGAGATCTCGGGGTTGTCCCGCGACAGGCCGGCGGCGATGACGTCGAGGGCTTGATCGAAGGCCCACTGCTCGGCGTCGGCAGGGTCCGCGGGAGCTTCCCTGCGGATGCCGATGCTGAGCGATCGCAATTGCCCCAGCGTGAGCGGCCGGATGGTGTAGTGCTGACCGGCGAGCCAGATGGTGACGGGCTCACGCTCGCTCATGCGAGCCCCCGTGCGACCGGCGGGCGCCCGACGCCGACGCGGCGGCGGATGGCGCGGAGATGCGCGCCGCTATAGCGCAGATACATCTTGCCATCGAGCAGCGAGGTCCGCGGCTTGCGGATCCTGTGCGGCTTGAAATCGACGAAATGGCGAACGAACAACGCGACGGCCTGTGCCGCCGCGCCTTTGAAGGTGTCCATCGGGGATCCTCTGTCGGGGAGGGCGGACGCGGCGGCCCGACACCGCCGCGCCCTGTCACGCGTGACTTTCGCTCCGGATCGGGACCGGATCTCAGTTAGGCCTGGGTCGCGAGCGAGATGATGCCGACCTGCTGCGCCGCGTTCGCGAAGAACTCGAAATCATATTCGGGCATGGCGAACTCGGTAATCTTGTGGCCCATCGACCATTTACTTGCGATGACGTTGAACAGCCGCACGTAATACGTCGCTCCATAGAGCGTCGTCTTGTAATCGAGCTGAAAGGTCGGGGTCGTGCCGATCGGGTTGTTGGGGATGGTCATGCTCTGGCCCGGCGCCGAGGTGGCCCAACTGTAGGCGAAGGAGATCAGCACCGAGATGCCCGAGGTGTGGTCGGCCGACGAGAACGTATAGACGCCGGCGGCGACGCTGTACTGGCCGGCGGCGGGCGTGCCGGTGACGACCTGAAGCGGCTCGCCGGTCGCCGCGTTGACGACGCCAAGATCGGCGTTCCAGGTGCCGGTGTTCGGCACCGTCGGCGTGATCGTGAAGGGCGTCGCCGGGATCGCGGTCGAGGGGCTCGTGGTGGCGTCATACTGGGTGCCGGCGACCCAGGTGCCGCCGATCAGCATCGAATTCAGCGCCTGGCCGGAGAGCGTGGCGGCCTTGATCTTGCCGGTGCTCTTGGCCGTGCCGCGCGCCGCGAGCAGGGCGAATTGGTTCTGGCCGTAGAGCTGCTTGGTCTCGAATGACAGATCTAGCGAGAACTCATTGACGAACCCGACGTTGGTCGGCGTCGAGGGGCTGACGTCGGTACGGGTCAGCCAGAGGATGCCAGGGCCAAACAGACCCTGCGGCACGATATTCGTGTTTGCCATGGTGAGGCTCCATCGGTGGGATGCGGCGCCTCACGGCGCTGCGGGCAAGGCGCCCCTATGGCGCCATGATCTTGATCGGCAGGATCGCCTTGGCTTGGCCGTCCATGTCGAGATCGCCGGGATCGAACTCGCTGCGCCCCTCGATCCGGCAAAAATTGACGAGGCCGCCCAGCGTCTGCTGGCGCAGCATCATGTTGTCGGGCCGCAGGGCGTAGCGCACGGCGTCGATGAGATTGTTGAGCAGCGTGCTCGGCGGCAGATCGGGATCCTTGCTCTTGCAATAGATCCAGACCTCGGCTTCGAGCGTCGTCCGGCTCGTGATGATGTCGTGATAGACGTCCTCATCGGCCATCAGGCGCAGAAACAGCGCCGGCTGCGCCGAGACTTTCGACCATAGCAACACCCTGCGCCCGGCGGTCTGGAAGCCGGTCGCGAGCGAGACGCCCGTGCCATTGGCGGTCGTCGGCGTGGACAGCATCAAAGTCATTCCGACAGGGTCGAAGGAGGAGATGCTCGCGCCCGCCGGGATGCCGACGCCGAACACCGGCAGGCCGTTGAAGAGGCCGTTGGTCGTGCTGAGATTGGTAATCGTCGGCGAGCCGTTGGCCGTGTTGCCGGTGAGGCTCACCACCACGCTGTTCTGCAACAGCGTGAAGAGCTCCGACATGATGGCTTCGTGGCTGATGAGCATGGCGTCAGACGTTCTTTCCGACCGCCTCTTCGACCGCCTGGTGGAGTTCGGCGGCGATCTGCGCCTGCATCGCCCCCATAGGGTCGCGCAGGAAGCGATGCGCGGTGATGTTGGGAGTTCGCGAGTGCGCCGCCACCGTGACGCTGATGGGGGCCTGGAGGCGGCGCAGGAAGACGTGGTCGAGGTTCATCGGGTGCGCCGCCACCGATGTCCGGTTGTGCGCGCCGTATTCGAGCGCGGCGGCCTTGGCGTAATCGCCCGAGAACGTCACCCGGCCGCGGATGCGGTCCACGCGCTCGTCATAGACGTGCTGGACGATCGCGCCGCGCAGCTTGCCGGTTCCTGCCGGCGCCGCCATCTTGACCCTGGCCTCGAGCTGCGAGGTGAGCGCGGTAATACGCCGGAGGAGCGTGTCGTGCGCCTTCTGCGGGAATTGGTCGAAGCGGATCTGGGTCTTGCGCTCGCCAGTGACGGTGAAGCCAAAATCGACCATTAGGCGACCACCGGCACGCGATAGGGGTTGACCAGCGCCTCGATGTCAGGCGGCAGCGCCCCGTTCTGGCGCGGCAGCGTGCCGACCCAATACTGCTGCTGGCCGACGCCCGGCTCGCCCTCGGTGCGCAGGAAGGGATCGCGGCCGCGCGCACGGAAGCGCGCCGTAACGAGGCGCAGCGCCGCCTCGACCAGATCGGCCGGGATGGTGCTGTAGCCCGCGGCGTACTGGACGAG